TTAGGTTTGTCATCAATGAGGGAGGCTCCCGTTCCTCCAAGACCTACAGCCTTTGTCAGTTAGTTATCATCTACTGCCTGCAGAACAACAACAAGGTAGTATCTATCATTAGAAAGACGTTCCCTGCTTTGAGGGCTACAGTGCTAAGAGACTTCATTGAGATACTCAAGGAGCTGAACATCTATTCAGTGGAGGACCACAACAAGAGTGAGCACATCTACACGTTCCCTAATGGGTCCATCGTGGAGTTCTTTAGTGTGGATGATGAGCAGAAGATAAGAGGTAGGAAGAGAGACATAGCATGGTGTAACGAAGCCAATGAGCTGTACTTCGATGACTTCACTCAGCTGAACATGAGAACTGAGAGTAAGCTAATCTTTGACTACAACCCAAGTGAGAGTACCTCATGGCTGTATGAGCTACCACAGGAGGAGAGTATCATGATTAAGTCAACCTACAAAGATAACCCATTCCTACCTCAGAGTATTAGGGCACAGATAGAGGACCTCAAGAGAACGGATGAAGCCCTGTACCAAATCTATGCCTTGGGTGAGAAAGCCATCAGCAAGAGTAACATATACTCCAATTGGTCCTTTGTACCCCATCGGCCTGCTAGGTTTGTGAACTACGTCTATGGGTTGGACTTTGGATACAATCACCCCACTGCTCTGATGCGAGTCTATTGGTGTGACAATGACATCTACATTGAGCCTGTGATATATGAGAGCTACCTCACTACTCCAATGCTGATTGACAAGATGCAAAGCTTCAACGTTGAAAAGACTGTAACCATTGTGGCTGACTATGCACGGCCTGAAATAATAGCAGAGCTGAACAATGCAGGCTATGATGTGCAGAATGCTAACAAGGTGGTGAAGAAAGGTATCGACAACATCAAGACCTTTGGAGTGTTGTGCCAAGATGATAAGGCTATAAGGAAAGAATACGAAAACTACAAGTGGAAGAAAGTAGGAGACATGATCACTGATGAGCCGGTCAAGATGTGGGATGATGCAATGGATGCCATCAGGTATGCCACTACTCACATCAGACAGGAGTACTACACCGATGATAGTTACTATGCCTTTTAGAAACAAAACACCTGGATAGAATAATATAGGTATGGCAATGTTTACAATAGCTGTACCACAGGTATTAACACCTGCGTACAACCCTGTTAAGTTTTATTACGCGAGTACTAACTCAGCCCTAGCAGGGTTCAAGTTTATCTTTGACATCTATGAGAGTGGAACCACTAACAAGATAGCAGAGTACAGGGTGCTACCTAATGCCACAACATTTTACGGGGAGATTGACCTAAGCAAGCTACTTCAGTCTAAGGTATCATTTGACCTATTCCCATTCAACACCACGGTGTATGATGCACCCAATAGCCACTACAAGTATGATGTCAAGGTAGGTGAGGAGTACATTACTACATTGGCATACACAGCCTCACTGACTAACAACGGAGGCAACGTACAGATAAACGTGGCTAACAGCTTTGTAGCAGGTGACCAAATAGTCATTGCTCAGGTAGATGGTGGTGTAGCTAACCCAAGCCTTGAGGGTCTCTTCACTGTGCTATCTGTGGGGGTTGGTTTCTTAGTTGTTAATAGTGCATGGTCATTGGTAACCAATCCATTGATTGATGGAAGCATCACCTATGCTGATGGTCGCAGAACAGTGACAAGAGACATCATAACTAAGCTAAACAACTATGTATTCAATGGTGCTATTCCTTGGACTCAATGGCCTAGCTACCTATTCACTGACTACTACCTAACAGCACCATCAGATAAATTCCTTAGCTCTATCCCTGCTCAGGAGTTCTATGCTACCTTGTCTCAGGACCTTTGGATGAACGCAGTCTATGGAGGACCAGGACCAGGTACACATAAGATTATATTCACCAATGATGGTGCCGAGATATTTGAAAAGAACGTATCAGCTACTGACCACGTAACAGGTAACGCAGTAGGTCCTAACAACCTAGGCACCTTGACTGTGGTATCAGGTGCATTGCCATTGATTAAGCCTACCACTCAGTGGTATGAGTTTTACTATGAGCACAATGGCAATCAGGTCACACAGCCCTACCGAGTGAACATGGATCGTAGAGTACAAAGCCAAGAGTACAGCATCATCTTCCTTGACCGCTTTGGTTCATGGGGTTCATTTGCTTTCACAGGCAGAGCATACGAGAAAGGTAACGTAACACGTGAGCAGTACAATCAGGATGTAGCAGGATATATTGATGCAGGTGCATGGAACTACTACCTCACAGATAGAGGCTACATCAACAGCTATGTTAGTGTTGAGAACACCATCGACTTGAATACCAATTGGATGAATGAGCAGATGGCACAGTACTTCACTGAGCTTGTGAGTTCACCTTACACCTACTTCAAGATAAGCAACTACGATGAGAGCTGTGACATCCCTGCAAGCACTGAGTATGTGAGCTGTAACATTGTGACCTCTACCTTTGAGAAATTTAAGCAACGGAATAAGAACCTAATTAAGCAGAGCATTACTATTAAGCTCGCTAACAACGACATGGTGAATGGTTAAGATACAACTAGCAACAGGCTACCTTGAGGTAAAGGAGGGTACATCATTCCCTCTTAATTTTCAGGTAGGGGACATCAGAGATATATCACAGAGGAAAGGTAACTTCTCTAAGACCATTACATTGGTAGGCAGTAAGAACAATAACGACCTGCTGAACCACTACTATGATGTTAACATCGTAGCCGGTACCTTTGACATTAACGCTGTCACTACCTGTTCAGTTATCCAGGATGGTATTCCTGTCATGGAGGATGCGAGCATGCAGCTCAAGGCAGTTAAAAAAGTGCAGCTAACTGATGGCTATGAGGAGCAGGTTGAGTATGAGGTATTGATAAAGGAGAGCAAGGCTGACTTCTTTACAGCGATCAATAACCTTGAGCTAACTAACATAGACTTCAGTGACCTCAACCACACATACGATGCATTCAATGTGGTGAGCCGTTTCAACAACACTGTGGTTGATGGCTTCAAGTACTTCCTACCAGGTAGTGGAAGTGTGATTAACAACACTCAAGAGTTCAAGCCTGCCATCTTTGCCAAGACTTACTTTGATCGTATCTTTGCAGACTCAGGGTTCCAATACAATTGGCCTACTCTTAGTGCTACTAAGTTTGACAAGCTCATCATTCCATACAATGGGGGGATAGATAACTTTGATTATTTAGACTATGTGGTGCGAGCTGAGAAAACTACACCGAGTACAGTGCTCTCAACTCTATCAACTAATCCTGCTCTTTGTGTATATACGTTCACAGGGTTAACTGAGTTGGAAGACCCTCAGAATTTATTTGACCCTGTAACAGGTATCTACACTACACCGTTTAATATCAGCTCAGCCAATGCTCAGTACTATGAGATAAAGATAGTAGTTAATTTTAGTTTAGATATAGTATGCCCTACAGGTAATACAGCCATTGGTACACCTAAATTCTTTGTAAGTTTTTATAATGAACCTTATGATGTATATAGTTATTCTCCATTATATAATGGGCCTGCAACAGCTCCTATAGGTACAACTAACATAGTTAGTGATACTTTACTTTTTACCATACAAGCTACTGACCCCAACCTACTACCTCAATTAACTGGGTTGAACATTAAAGGCAAAGGTGTTTGGAATATAAACTTTGGTAGTTATCAGCAGCCATATCAGATAAGCCTAACTATAAACTCTGCAGATATCAGCATCACCCCTAGCAGTAACATTGTTGCTACAGGTGGCACCATTGATGTGAATGACTATGTGCCTAAGAAGATAAAGCAGAATGAATTTGTTAAGGGCATCTTCAACATGTTCAATTTATACGTTGAGGTAGACAAGTCACAGCCTAACATGCTCAACCTCATCCACAGGGATGACTACTACGATGCAGGTAAAGAGGTAGATTGGACTTTAAAGCTAGCTAAAGATAAGGAGCAGTCACTGTCATTCCTCCCTGATATCACAAGCAAGAAAGTGATACTCACATACAAGGCAGATAAGGATACACCTAACAAGTTATACACTGATGCTACCAATCAGATATACGGACAGGCAGAGGTCATCTTTGATAACGAGTATGTCAAGGATGTAACTACTAAGGATGTACTGTTCAGCCCTACGCCCATTGATGACTCAACCTTTGGTGCATTTGTTCCAATGTTAGCAGGTGCACAACCTGATACTAATATCCGTATCTTGTATGACTCAACAGCGGAGGTAGGACTTACATCGTGTCAAGCATTTAACATCTATGACTACGGCACAACGGGTATGACTAACATCACAAGCTATCCATACGTTGGTCACTTTGATGACCCACTCAACCCTACTTGGGATTTAAATTTTGCGACTTGTGCATACTACTACTACATGCCAAGTACCTTAACGCAGAACAATCTGTACAACAGATATTGGAGGAGGACCATGGGGCAGATTAACAACGGTAAGATGTTGACTGCTTACTTCAATCTTAAGGAGTATGACATTCAAGCCTTAGAGTTGAATGACAAGATACGCATTGACAATAGTTGGTGGAACATCAACCGAGTCATTGACTACAATGCCAATGGCAATCAGCTCACACAAGTAGAGCTTATCAGTGTTGACAATGAGGTACAGCTCATGCCATTTGCTACGGGCTCCCCAACACCAGGTGTAGGTACAGGTAGTGTAGGTCCCATAACTCAGGTATCCAATGATACAATCGTTAAGACTAAGAGCTCCAACAGCAACGTGATACCGAGCAGTACCTCGGGTGTAGTAACCGGTAGAGGTAACATTGTAAACCCAGGTCTCAAGGTAGTAGTGGTAACAGATGATGCTGCAGTTGAGGAGGATGGCATCTACACTGATAACTTGACTGTCTATGGTAAGGTGAACGGCATACCTGTTGACCCTCCGTACTACAGATACACAGCTATCCTCAATCAAAGCGGTACATCCGCTCCAACTGCAGATGTCAAAGAGTCTAGCTTTGGGGATATTGTATGGGTACGAAATAACCCAGGTGAGTATTTAGGCATCATACAGAATTGGGAGCTAGGTGCTATCCTAGGCAGTGAACTAACAGTCATGATTAATAACGTAACTTTTGATGGAATAGTTAGTGCTCAGTATACGCCAACAAATAATACTATAGATGTATATACCACACAGATAGGGGTAGGCTTTGTCGATAACTACCTAATTAATACTACTATTGAAATAAGATATTACAGGCCATAACATGAATGAAGTTGAAATACCATTAAAGCTCGGAGGCATTGGTGCCATCAAGGCAGAACTTAGAGACCTTAAAGGGCAGATAGCTGATGCTACTGATCCCGAAACAATGACCCGTTTAGCACAGCGTGCAGGGGAATTAAAGGACCAACTCAAGGATGCCAATGAACAGGTAGCAGTCTTCACCACAGGCTCTAAGTTTGAGGCAGTAAGTAACAGCTTCGGAGCTATTAAGGGAGACCTCATGAGCTTAGACTTTGAGGGTGCCTCTGAGAAGGCGGCAGTATTTTCTAAAACATTAGGAAGTATTAACCCAACGGATATAGGTAAAGCATTCGGAGGGCTAATGGGTACAATCAAATCAGTAGGTGGTGCATTCGTTTCATTAGGTGCAACCATATTAGCTAACCCTATCTTTCTATTGGTGGCTGTCATCGTGGCTATTGTTGCTGCCATCCTGATATTCCTAAATAAGATAGGGGTACTACAAAAAGCTATTGATATATTAATGATACCTATCAACGCAGTCATTGATGGGCTCAAAGCATTGGGTGATTGGTTAGGGTTGACTACCTACGCTGCAGATGAGAATGCTGAGAAGATGGCTAAAGCTAATCAGAAAGTATCTGAGAGTAGCAAGAAAAGAACTGAGCTACTTACCGAGGGCTACGACCAAGAGATTGCCATGGCTAAGATAGCAGGTAAAGATACCACACAACTTGAGCTTGACAAGTCAAGAGCACTGGAGAAAGAGGCTATAAAGAGAAAGGCTGCAGCTAAGAAAGCACTTGAGGCAATGAGGCACCAGGAGAGTGAGGAGGCTACTAAGAAAAGAGCTGAGTTAAGAAAGCAGATTGATGAAGAGAATAAAATCATTCGAGGTGGTGTCAATGAACGCAAGAGAATAAAGGCTCAAGAGATAGCAGATGAGAAAGAGAAAGATAAGAAAGCATCCGAACAAGCAGCAGCAGCAGCATCAGCAGCTAGAGATAGAGCTAAGGCAGCAGCTAAGAATAGATTAGACAATGCCAGGGCACTCAGAGACTTTGAACTATCTCAGATAAAGGATGCCAATGAGAGAGAGATAGCCATCGTAAATGAGAAGTATGCAAGGCTTATGGCTGACCTTAAGAATGATGCTAACAAAACAGCAGAAGAGAAAGCTAAGTTTAGTGCTATGTATCTGACTCAACAGAAACAGGAACTTGATAAGCTCTCAGAAGATAGGACTAAAACTGAAGCAGAGAACTTAAAGAAAGGCAATGAGATCATAGCTGATTTACAGCTTCAGATGATGGAGGAGGGAACGGAGAAAGAGCTTGCCGTTACCAAGGCAAAGTATGACAAGCTACGAGCTCAGACCTTGGCAGATACCACACTAACCGAAGAGCAGAAGAAAACATTGACTCAATTGTACAACGATCAGGAGGAGGCAGAAAATAAGAAGAGGGCAGATGCTAAGCTGTTGCAACAACAGACACTTGCTAAGACCTTGGCAGATGCTGCACTCACTGAGGACCAATTGAAATTGCAAGCACTTCAGGAGAAGTATGACCAAGAGTACAAACTAGCAGAGGGCAATGCTGCACTGCAGTTAGCTCTTAGTCAGAAACTAAAAGATGACCAGGTTAAGATTGCCAATGATGAAGCAATATCTAAAATTGAATCGGCACAAAAAGAAAGGGATGCAAGGCTACAGCTTGCTGCAGATATAGCCACAGGATTGCAGACATTAGGCTCTGCGTTCATCAAGGACCAAAAGAAACTAGAGAAGTTTAACAAGGGAATGGCATTGGTACAGATAGGTATTGATACAGGTAAGGCAATTTCATCCCTTGTATCTGCATCACAGTCTAACCCATTGAATGCTCCAACAGGAGGTATTGCAGGTGCTGTTCAATTTGCTACCGGTATTATTCAGATTGCTACTAACATCGCCAAGGCAAAGCAGATACTTACCTCAGGGGGTTCTCCATCAGGCGGCGGTGGTGGTGGTGGTGGTGGTAGCACTGCAAACGTAGCACAGCAGGTACCACAGGCAGCACAACTGTTTGGCTCAGCTAATGCTGGAGGTACAATGAGTGCAGGTGGCACATCTACCGAGAGCTCTATGACTGTGACTGCTGTAGTATCTGAGACACAGGTCACCAACGTACAGAATAAGATAAACAAGATTAACAAAAACGCTGAACTATAATGAACTCACTACAAGCAATCATCAATCACATTGAGCTGTTCTATACGAACCACAAGCAGGTTAAGAAAGTAGGCAGTGACTTCAAGGAACAGCTATTCAACTTTGCTACAAAGGATGAAAAATATCCTATCGTATTTGTGGTACCTGTTAGTGTTATTCCTACCGAGAACACCTCAGAGTTTAACTTTGACGTGTACTGCTTTGACATCATTCAAAAAGATAGGGCTAACATCATAACTATCCTAAGTGATACACAGCAGATACTCAATGACCTCTATGTGTATTACATGGATAGTCAAGACTATGCCTTTGATGTGGTAGGGGTGCCATCATTCCAGGCATTGAACAACGATCTACTTGACTACGCTGCAGGCTATGTCATGAACATCACACTGACAGTGAATGATTGGACTGATTGTGCTGTTCCTGTATAAACATTTCGGAGGCTTAAAGTAATATAGGTATGAGTTCACCGAATTGGTGGGGAGATTGGAGGCCAACCCTCACACCTCACACAGGAAATTTACAGGCTACTGATTTGATTGAGTGCACCTCTATTGTTGGAGGATTGCCTGTCAACACAGCAATAACAGGTGCTCAGATTATTGCAGCTGCTTCAAGTGGTGCTACATGGGGAAGTATCACAGGAACACTATCTAGTCAAACAGACTTACAGACTGCATTGAATGCTAAGCAGGATACTCTTGTTAGTGCTACCAACATCAAGACAATCAATGGTAACTCAATCTTAGGTAGTGGTAACTTGACTATATCAGGCAGTAACATCTACAATGCAGATGGTACGTTGACTACTGCAAGAACATTGACTCAAGGTGGGTTTGATTTAACCATAGCAGGCACTACATCAAGCCGTTTTTTTTCAAATGGAAATGTAGGTATAGGTACTACAACTAATGCAGGATTTAAGTTAGATGTGAATGGTACTGCTAGGGTTAGTGGAGCATTGACTTTGTCAAGTGGTACTGGAGTAGCTTCATCTATTAGCTATGGCTCTACTTATGGTTTATTAGTTTACGGAAATACGGGTAGCAATTCTGATTTAACTTTAACGGATAGGGGTGGAAATCTTCGCTTAAGAATAGTAAACGGAGGTAACATTTTACAAACTGCTACAACTATTAATGATGTAGTAATAGGAGGCCTTTCATTCACTGCAAAATCAATTTATACAAGTAGTGTTTATGGTTTAGTATTAGGGGGTAGTGCAGGCTCAACTTATCATTTTTCTTTATTTGAAAGCACAGGAACGAATGGCTTTTTTATAGATTCAGCAGGTAGAGCAAAAGTAGGTGCATACAATTCAGTATATAATAATAGTGCTATACTAGAAGCTGTAAGTACAACACGTGGTTTCCTACCTCCACGAATGACCAATGCACAGATGTTAGCTATAGCTGCACCTGCTGCAGGATTGGTAGTATATGATACAACTAACAACAAGCACTGCGGATACAACGGCACTGCTTGGCAAAACTTCTACTAATGATACAGATAGAACCGATTAACATACCAACCAAAGGCACAGCATCTCAGATGTCAGTGCTTGTACTTAACTTTGCTACCAATGCTATTACAGCTGAGACCTATTGGCAACTATATGATGAGAATGGCACAGGCTTATTGGATGGCAACTACACTATGACTGAGGAACAGTTCGCCACATGGGGTACTGACAATAATGTAGTTAATGAATATGTAGCAGATGCTATAGGAGTAACAATAATATCATGATACAGTTAGACGAAAAACAACTTGAGGAGATTAAGGCTTACTTGGCTGAGCTACCAATGAAGTATGCCCTACCTCTATTGCAGTACCTTGAAAAATTAAAAGAAGAGCAGAATGGCTAGATACGCAAACACAGGGGAGTTTAATGTGCTATATCCTACCCGTAGGAAGATGGCTACCATACTCAAGAGAATACTTAGAAATGACATTGTAGATGGTGAGGGTACACTTGTAGAAAGTATCCGTATCAATGCTAAGATTACAGGTTTTCAAAAATTGGAGATACAGATAGTAGCCATGTACTACTTTATCTTTCTTAACAATGGTGCGTTCCTTTGGAATGGTGGAGTGATCACCCCTCGTGACTATGTAGCACAGTTTACAGAAGAGCTAAACAATGCAGGTATCACTGCAGAGATATACAGGCAGTACACTGAATGGTTAACTAAAAAGTACCCATTGGTAGAAGCTGTTGAGGTGCTTGAAAAACAGCAAAAGATTGTGTACACATTTGAGGCAGTTGACCCTCCTGCAGGATTTACACCTGGCTTCCCGTTAGATGTCTAACTCTTTTTTCATTGACAGGATATTGAACACATAGATGAGAGGTAGGGCTCCTACCTTTTCACTCTTTGTTATATCCCCATTTGTCAACCCATAGATGGTTTGTTCCCATGACCACTTAGCGAGCTTCTGCTCCTGCTCTATTTCTTTGACCTCTTCAGGATCTAACTCCCTACGTTCATCCTCACTCAGCTCTTCATCTAACTCACCACTAAACAGGTTCTCATAGTTTTTTAGGAATGTATCCCTGTACTTCATGAACTCATGCACAATGCCATACACATCAGTGATGGGTAGGTCAAGGAACCGCTCAGCTCTGATGTTGCAGTCAAACTCATACGGCTCAAGTACTTCATCACCCCATTCATTTACCTTGCTGTGCCGGTAGCAGATAGCACATACCTTGTCTAGATTAGTGATATAGTTGTTATTGAAGTAGTAGTCCAGGTCTATGTACTCAAAGAGGGTGAGCTTGTTCAATGGTTTGAACTTCATGCCTAGCAGTTCATGCTTATATCTTTTGGATGGCTCGGAGGTACACCACTTGGCCTCTGCTACAAGCTCTGCCATCTCATCTACATCGAGGTCCTCAATGGTATCAATAGACTCATCTGATAAGATAGAGAGAGCCTCACTGTTGTAGTGGTAGGCTCCCTGCTCTTTATCTATTGCACTAAATTCAATGAACTGCTCAAGCGTTACTTGGCTCCATTTCTGCGGTAGCTTGATCATTGGCTTGCTGTCCTATTTTTTGTGCTATAAACATGATGTAAGGAATAGAGATAGATGCATTTAGCTTTCTAAATAGTTTAGCTTTCTGTTTGATGTGTGCATCTGTGTAGTGTTCAGTGGGTGTAAGGTCTTCTCGTTTGAACATCACAGCCAGCATCTCAGATACATATCCTTTCTCCTTTTTCATGGTTATCTTTTCAATGAGCTTTGTATCCCGTACAGTTAACTTTAATTGTGCTTTGTACACATACCCATCTATCTCTATCTCCTCCACTGTTGGGTACTCTTTGCGTTGAGTGCTGTTAAAGTCTCGGACCATTCCAACAAAGTCAGCCACATCATAATCCCAAAACTCAGACTCAGGTATCCCAAGGTAAGCGAATACCTGCAGGTGCTTATCAATGGGGTCAAGCTCCTGATTATTATTGATATCAGTGATGGCTTCAAATTGCTCAATAGTGAGCTCTTCTACTTGGTTAGGGATCTCCCTGTTTAAGATAGTTATCATGTTTTAATTTTTGAACAAATATAGAGTTTTTTTAATATAGGTGTATGGCTTCTAAAAACATTCCTACCTACAAGATAACCATTGACCCTGAGTATGCAGAAGATGGTCAGGACCTCGGCATTGAGCAGATAGCTTTTACAGCTACTCCTGCAATCAAAGTTAAAGGTATGGCATTCAGCTCACAGGCTAAGCCTTTGTTTTTCTCAGATGAATTAAAATACCGTATCACTGCACCTGCTTTGATACCTATGGAGATTTACCGCTTTGATGAGGATAGCAAAGAGGAGTACAATGTCAAGTTCACTAAGGAAGAGATTGAGAAGATACATGGTAAATTCATGCAGCAGATGGTTAACCGAGATTTGTTTAATCTTGAGCATGACCAATCTAAGACAGTTCCTGCCTATGTCCTTGAGGCATGGATAGTTGACAACCCAAAAGAGGACAAGGCTTATTCTACATTTGGCATTGAAGTACCGGAGGGTACATTGATGGTAACGGCCCAGGTAACTGACAAGGAATACTATGCTGAACTAGTAGCACAGGAGCAGATAGGCTTCTCTATTGAGGGGTACCTTGGCATGAAGTTAAAAGAGGAAACTAAAACAAATATACAAATGAATAAATTACCTGATGGAGAGCATCTAATCGAGGGTAAAATCTATGTCGTAGTTGACGGAGAGGTTACTGAGATACGTGATGCTGAAGTAGTGGAGGCCTCTGAAGAGGTAGCCCTAGAAGACACTGTAGTAGAAGAGGAAACAGTAGAAGAGGAGACAATGGCCGTTGACCCTGTAGTTGATGCAGAGGCTATCCTTGCTATTGTTAAGCCTTTGCTAGATGACCACATGAATGAAGTGACTTCAATGATTGCTGATATGCGGAACCAACTAGATGAAATTCTATCTACTGAGGTAGAGGATGAGGAGATTGTAGAGGATGTAGCCTTGAGCGTACATCAAAGACTAAGTAACTTTGTAAAATTTAACAACAACAAATAACAAACAAAATGCGTAAATTAAGATTTGATTTGAACATTGATGCTAGTGCATTACTAGCACCAAACGCTGAGGCATTCTATGCTCAAGCATATTTAGGTGGTACTGAGATAGCTGATAACTTCCGTACATTACCAGGTATCAAGTACAAGACTAAAATAGGTACTGTTACTTTTGGTTCAGGCTTATTAGCTACTAGCCCATGTAACTTTCCTAACCTTAACACTGATGATTTAAGCTCACATGAAGTTGACGTATGTGCCCTATCAGCGATGAGCCAGGTATGTCAGTTTGATTTGGAGCAATCATTTGTATCTTTACAGATGGCAGCAGGTTCTAACGGAGATTTCTCTGTAGCTAACTTCTTTAACTACTATTGGTCAGAAATGGCTAACGCTGTTAACGGACAAATTGAGTCATTGAGATGGCAAGGTGATGTCTTATCTCCAAACCCAGAGCTTGCTTTGTGTGATGGTTATGAGAAAGGATTAGCTGCATCAGTTGTAGCAGGTGATGTTATCAATGGTGGTACAGGTGCAATCACTACATTCTCAGGAGTTGGTGGGTTAGGTGCAAAATTAGAAGCAGCATTTGCTTTGGTTCCTGCAGCTATTGCTTCCCGAACTGCTGATTTGCGTATCTACATGCCTACTCAATTGGTTAACATCTACCGATTAGGAGTAGCTTCAGGTAACACCAACGCATACATCACTCAAGATTTAGCCTTGACTTACTTAGGTATCAAGATTGTACTTTGTCCAGGTATGTCTAACAACACTTTTGTTATCACATTAAAAGATAACTTAATCTTCGCATTTGACGGTGAGGGAGATCCATCTGACTTGCGTGCAGTGAACTTAGCTGATACTGTTGCTGAGCCGGTTATCCGTACTCGTGCTAACATGAAAGTTGGTTTCTCTTTTGTGAACCCTACAGACATCGTTTACTACGCTTAATAATAATCATGAGCCCTCAGAAGTGGGGGCTCTTTAATACTTTATCACAATGGCCATACCATGTCAAGCCCTCGAGGCAATTGTAAAATCATGCGAGAACAACAGTGGTGGTATTTATGGAATCTGGATTAACCAACAAGATAACATCGACTCCATTACTCCAACTGACCCATCAGCAGGTCTTGGGTGGGATATCACAGGTATCACTTTGGTAGCTCTTGCTCCATTATTTGAAAACTACTACATCAAACGCAACACATCTAACTTCACTGAGGATAGCACTATTGACTTAGTTAATGGTAGCTCATTTGTGACTGCAACAGTTAACCTAATGTTTCACCGTAGAGAAGCTGATAAGTCTCGTGCTATCAAAATTCTAGGTGCAGGACAGCAGTACTTAACTGCAATCATCTTAGATGCTAACGGTAAGTATTGGTACTTCCCATACTTGCAAGTATCTGCTACAGGTGAGGGTTCAGGTACAGCTCGTGCTGATGGTTCTAAATACTCTGTTACTTTGGTAGCTGAGAATGAGTACCTCGCATATGAGGTTAACATGAACGCTGCTGCACTTGCTGCAATCGGAGTACAATAATATCCTGCCTCTCTATATCTTAGAGCCCTGCCACATGGTGGGGCTTTTTTTATGAACATTTGACAAACGTAAATTAATATAGGTGTGATATACTTAGATCAAGGTGTTATTAATCAGTTTGTATTGACTCTTTCAGAGGTCACTACGGTTAGTACACCGCACTACTTATTTGTGTTCACCAATGAAATGAATACCACAAGCACACCACAGCTTTTCACATCTGCTGATACAAGTGCTTACCCTGAAAGATACAATCTGTTCACGCTAGATGAGCCTACAGATATTGCACTCTTGAAAGGTCAGTACGTTTACCAGGTATATGAGAGCTCAACACCATTCGTGTTGCCCCTAACAATAGCACAAACTACAGGCGTAGTTATTGAAGAGGGTAGAATGGTAGTAAGTGGTCCTGCAGGAACTTCAATATACGATTAACTATGGCATGGTACGATAGATTTATTAACAGCAAACCAAAAGGCCCCGAAATGGTGGAGGGCTATCAATCATTTAGCACCCCATTCCTCCCGGTAGGGAGAGGTAACTTGACACTGCCTGTAGTGGACCCTAGGTACAACGCCAATATGTGGCAGTATTTTGGAAGTGATAACCTTTATCCTGAGATGCTCAATCAAATGTATTTCAGCTCGCCTTTACATGGTGCCATTGTGGACTTTAAGACTAATGCTGTGATTGGTGGAGGGTTTAACCTAACCACTGACAAGCTAACTGCACAGGAAAAGCTTGAGATGTTTACGTTTGAAAAGAAAGCAAACCTCAAGCACACTGTTAAGGCAGTCACAAAGCAATTAATTCTACACAATCGGGTGTACTTTAAGCTGTATTTTGGTGAAAAAAGAAAGCTCATGAAGATAGAGAACGTATCTCCTGAGAAAGTTCGTGTAGGTAGAGACAAGAAAATGTACTTTTTGTGTGATGATTGGAGCCGTAGAATAGGCATTGAAGAGATTAAGCCTTACCACATTACCTGTAAAGATGCATGTCAGTTATTTACATACGAGGTTAAGTCAGTTGGGCAGGACTACTACCCACTACCTACCTATACAAGTGCATTAAACTTTGCGTTTTTGAGTGGTGAGCTATCTTACTTCGCTAAAAGCAACATTCAAAATAGTGTGTTCCCATCCTTTGCTATGATGTTCCCTAAGAGACCACAGTCTGAAGAGGAGAAACACATGATCAAAGAAACTATTGACCGCCTTAAGGGTGCAGCCAATGCAGGTAAAGCTGTGGCATTCTTTGCTAACAGTGCGGACCAACTACCAAAGATTGAAAGCCTACCTACTAATGGCAATGATAAGCTATTCCATGAGGCATCTGCATTGAACACTGAGCAGATATGTTTCTCACACACCATTGACCCTATCTTAATGGGTATCCGTACCACAGGAGCACTAGGCAATGGGTCCGATATCAAGCAGGCCTATGTGATATTTGAAAAGAATGTAGTAATGGAGATACGCCAACAGGTCACAACTATATTCCAAGAGCTTTTGACTATTGCCCGCATCCCTGCGGAGTTTACAATCAATAACTTTCAAATCATTGGTGACACTATTGTTGAGGTAGATGAAGATACTGCAAAGGTAAAGGATGCATTGAATAGCTTGAGTGATGCACTACTTGGTAAAGTGCTTGAGAAGATGACTACTAATGAAATTAGAGCTCTTGCTTCATTGCCTCCAATTGATGAACCTACTAACACTGCTCAGTAATGTTATACTTCATAACCGAAACCTACCTAAAAACTAACACACCCATTACAGCCAATGTGGATGTGACTGATGTAACCCCATACATAGCTACACAATCGGCATTAAGGATACAGCCTATCCTGGGCACCACGTTCTACAACCATCTACTTGCTGCATACAATGCTCAGACCTTAACACCTGATGAGATAGATCTAGTTGAGTTCATTCAACCTGTCATTGCATGGAGAAGTGCAGAAGATGCAGTCTTTGGGTTGACTTATCAGCTTAAGAACAAAGGACTTCAGACTCAGAATGGTGACTACTCTGCAAGCGTATCACGTTCAGAGGTGGCATTTGGTATGGAACACTATGCACAAAAGGCATCATTCTTTGAGCAGCGTTTGATTAGATGGCTCCTAGCTAACCGCAACCTATTCCCTATCTTTATCAGTACCACTAACATGGATACTGACCTACGGCCTATGTTCAATCACTGCTCTTGCATCAATCAATATCAGTTGACTTGCACCGGTATGTGTGGTAACTTCTTAGAGAACGGATACAATAACAGCATCCTTATCTTGTAATGAAAACACAGCTCTCTATACTACTTGCTACCATGCAGGCCAATTGGTTCAAGCTGTTAGCTGTTATATCTACATTCCTAATGCCAATATCAGGGCTATTGTTCCTTGTGGGGTTTGTCATTCTATTGGATACGATAACAGGAGTATGGAAGAGCATTAAGCACAAGGTGCCAATCACAAGCAGAGGGTTGAGTGCAATCATTAGCAAGATGTTGCTGTATGAAGTTACTGTGATTATGTTCTACATGATTGATAAATTCATCCTAAATAATATCATCCTGCAGTTCTTTTCAGTGGAGCTCATGCTCACTAAGATACTTGCACTTATCCTGGTATCAATTGAGGTCATGAGTATTAATGAGAATTACAAAGCAGTGAAAGGCCTTGACCTATGGCAGGCAATGAAGAACCTATTTGCAAGAGCTAAGGATATTAAAAAAGAGGTAGATGAAATTAGACACAAGCAAGATATTTCAGGAACGCCTATCTAAGGGGCAATACTTTGAGGAGGACTCACCTAAGAAACAAATATATTTACATCACACAGCAGGCAACGGAAACCCCGTAGCTGTATCTAGGTGGTGGAATAGCAACGGAGATAGGATTGCAACCGCATTTGTGGTAGGTGAGAAAGGATCTATTGTACAATGTTTCAGCTCTAAGCATTGGGCCTACCATCTAGGCATAGATAGTCAGGACTTTGCAGTACATGGACTCAAGTATCTTAACCTAAACAAGCTATCTGTTGGTATTGAAATATGCAATTGGGGCCCATTGAAGCTCAAGGATGGCAAGTACTACAACTATGTCAAGGGAGTAGTGGACCCGTCAATGGTTACTATCTTAGATAAGCCATACAAGGGTCATGTGCTATGGTACAAATATACGGATGAGCAGATTGAAAGCACCCGCCAATTGGTGGAGTACCTGTGTGATACCTATGACATTCCAAAGACTTACCGGTCTGAGATATTTGCCATAGACAAAGAGGCATTCAAAGGTACTGCAGGGATCTACACCCACAACAGTGTACGCAAAGATAAGAGTGATATCTACCCATGCCCTAGAATGATTAAAATGTTACAGGCATTATGAGATACTTTTTACCCCTATTGATACTATTACTATCCTGCTCAGCTCCAAAGAGAGCACAATGGCATTACAAGAAAGCACTCAAGAACGGCCTGCAAGTAGTCCAGGATAGTGACACCATCCGCATCACTACCATTGACTCATTCCCAATAGTACACAATGACACTATCTTTTGGGAAAAGTTTATTGCGTATCGCGATACGGTAATAAAGTTCAATAATGTGTATGTACCTAAGACTAGATGGCAAACAAGGATTGAGTACAGGTACAAAACAAAGGTTGAAAAGATACGAGGTAAGACTATCTACAAAACAGCCAAGGCAGAACAGGTAGTCAAGTACAGAACACTATGGTGGCCTGTTATTGTTGCGTTTATTCTAGGTATATTGCTCCGTTTCTTAATCCAAAAGGGGCTACTTGACAGGATAGCTCTGCTGTTTAAGCTATGAGAAAAAGACTATTTTATGACATTGAGACCTCTTTCAATGTCGGAGTATTCTGGAGAACAGGATACAACCTAACCATTAATCCTGGGGATATCATCCATGAACGGGCAATCATTTGCATCTGCTACAAATGGGAGGGTGAGGAGGAGATACACAGCCTAACATGGTCCAAATCACAGAGTGATAAAAAAATGATTGAGGCCTTTGTCAAGGTACTTAATGAAGCTGATGAGATTGTGGCTCATAATGGTGATAGGTTTGACCTCAAATGGATACGCACAAGAGCTTTATTCCATGGCATTGGTGTTATGCCATCCCCAAAGACCATAGACACGCTTAAATGGGCTAAAAGGTACTTTAATTTTAACTCAAACAAACTAGACTACATTGCTAAGCTTCTCAAGGTAGGTGCTAAGATGGAGACAGGAGGGCTTGACCTGTGGAAAGATATAGTTTTTCGCAAGGATCAGGATGCATTAGATAAGATGGTTGACTATTGCAAGATGGATGTGCAGGTACTTGAGGCAGTATTTGAGAAACTTAACAGCTATGCCCTAGTTAACCACAACTATGCAGTGCAACATGGTGGTGATAAGTACGAATGTGCTGAATGTGGTGGTACCAATTACCGGTACAATAAAAAAGTAGTCACTGCTGCAGGAACAGTACACCATTGGATAGTATGTAGAGACTGCAAAAAGCACAACAAAATAAATCACTTGGTGTTCACTAAGTATCAGGAATATCTTTACAGCCGAAAGAAAAATATTTCTTAAGTCAATCCCTTATTCTAATGTGATTATCACATTTTATCCCTTATTTTAAGACATTTTTACCACAATTATACACTTATAATGTGGCTTGCTTATCTTAAATTTGTGGAAAATTAAATTTTTTTGTGCAAAATATATTGCAGATATGAAACTTTTTATATCTTTGTCAGGTATTAACACTTAAAAATTATTTATGAAACAGTTTGAAAGAGCCCTTGACTTTATCAAGACCAACCAAAACAACGCAGAGACCCTTGCTTTATTCTTAGAGCAACTGCTTGTAGAAGCTACTGAGGAAATGACTCAGACAGCACTAGATAACACTGAAGATTTTTTAACCATCCTAAACGCAAACAAATGAAAAAAGAATTATTTGATGTAGTAGCAAGTGTAGCTGTGATCGTGGGTACCATGGCATTAATGTATCACTGTTTAATCTTTATGTTATGCAAGTAAGTATAGAAAACTTTAGAGCATACTTTGACTTCAAAGATGTGCATGGTAGCTGTGAGTTTGAAATCACTAACATTACCGATGAGGATTATGATGTAGAAATGAGTGACTTTATGGTCACTGAAGTAGTAGGAGAGGTGGAGCTTGACTATATCCTCACAGATGTAGAACTTAATCAGCTAAGACAAGAGATAATTTGGTGTATCCAAGAGACTACACTTATTGAAGATATGCAACATCCTGAAGATGACTTTGATGAAGATGCTTGGAGGTATGATGCATAGAGATATATCAGAGATGGCTAGATGGTGGACCAAACAGTCATTTGCAGGAGACAAGGGCGGCTCCTTTAATACCGCCTTATATTTAGAATACTTAAAATGTAAGAACTCATGTATAGATTATTGTACTACTATGAAAACAGGCTCTCAGAGAGCTACGACTTCCCAACCAAAGCACTCTGCCATTGGCAACTTAACAAGTTCAGGGCAGCAGGTACTCACATTTACGGACACTTTGTGATTGAGAAGATATGAGACAGGATAAGATACTAGAAATACTCTACCCCTATATCCCTGCTAAGGTCCTAGGTGACTATCTCGGGTTGACTCCATCCCAGGTATACAACAGGACCAGCAGGATTGGAGTAAAAAAAGACCCAAAGGTTAAGCAACAAATGGCCAAAAGACTGTTTTTGAAAGCAGGCAATCAGACAAGGTTTGAGAAAGGATCTAAATCATGGAACGAGGGCAAAAAGTGTCCTAATTTACTCTTGACCAATGCAGCTAAGACCATGTTTAAGCCAGGGAGAAAGCCTCATAATACCAAAGCGGATAATGCTATCACAATCCGTACAGATACAGGAGGTAGAAAGTACTACTACAGTAAGATTAAAGATGGTTTGTGGGTGCTAACTCATAGATTGATTTGGGAGCAGGCCAATGGACCCATCCCTGCAAAGCACATTGTACGGTTTATTGATGGCAACACCATGAACTTAGATCTATCTAACCTTGAGTGCATTCCAATGGCTGAGAATGCTAACCGTAACACGATACATAGGTTCCCTGATGACCTAAAGAAAGTAATCAGACTTAAAGCAAAATTAAACAAACACATAAAAAACAAACAAAATGGCTAGAAATGGAATGAACGATCTACGTGATCACCTCTTTGCAGCACTCGAGAGATTAAATGATGATGAGCTAACACCTGAACAACTTGCCACTGAGGTAGAAAAGGCACAGGCAATATCTAACCTATCCAACTCTGTGATTAACAGTGCTAAGGCTGAGGTGGACTTCATGAAAGCAACCGGTATGATTGCTACTACAAGCAACCTATTCAAAGGTGTTAATGACCCTAAAAGATTGGAATGATGAGAGGAGAAATAGACGAAACAGTATTCAAGCTCACACAGCTACAGAATGAGGACCTGGTGAATATCATCATGGACTACCAACTTAACACCCCAAGCAGGATAGAAACATCTGCCTACAAGAGGTACTATCTGTACAACTACATGTACAACTACCGGCACATGACATACAGCATGATCGGTAAATTTTTCAACCGAGACCACAGCTCTGTTATTCATGGCATGAAAGAACACAAGTATTGGTATGGTAAAAAAGATGAGAGGTACATGAAGTATATTCACCCATTGCCTGAGCTGATTAAGCAAAAGCGTGACGATATAAACATCTTTGATGTCAGTATTATGCCGATGTGTGACGAAGAGGCAAGGGTCACAATCACAGGAAATATCCCACCAAAGTTATTAACAAAGTTCCAAGACAAGATGACTACAAGCGAGATTGTGTCTATCTTTGAGGACCATAATTTTTTAAGGGTTAATATGGGGGAGGGGGTCTAGGCTCCCTCTTTTTTGTGACAGTGTGACGATGGGACGGTTCTCTTATATAGGGGTCTTAAAAAATAGAGCACTAAAAAATTTAGCGTTCTGGAAAATTTATCGTCTTATCGTCACGCTTTAGCTGAAACCCAATACCACACTAGTTTATAGCCGTGACGATAAAATAAAAACATCGTCACAAATTGTCTTTTATCGTCTTTTATTTATATTTGCAACCTATGTTCAACCCTAAAATATCAGTCTTCAGGAGCTTGTTTAACTCCAAAGAGACACCTTTCACACTTGAGGCAATAGAAGTGTACAACAGAATAAAGCAAGGAAACCCCGAGCTGATTAGTAAGATTAAAAAACTCCGAGCAGGGGATACTGACAGCAAGATGCAGCTTAAGGCCATCATGTTTAATGGTATATTCTCTGAACGCAAAGATGATGGGCTGATTAAGCACTCAGGACTTTGTGTCCTGGACTTTGACAAGTACCCTGATGCTAAGACCATGGCAGCAGAACGCAAGAGGTTAATGGATTGCCCGTATGTGTACATCATGTTCACTTCTCCATCAGGTAATGGACTTAAGGTAGTTATCCGTACACCTGAGTCTGACAAGTTTGAGCACAAGAGGAGGTTTGAAGCATACAAAGAGTACATTCAAAGTGATTATTTTGATGTAGCCAACAGCAATGTGTCAAGGGTATGCTTTGAGTCATACGATCCGGATGCATACCTCAATGAGTTTTGCGAGGTGTTCCCAGGTATCACCGATGATAAAGGCTACCACAAGTCTGAGAAGATTGCAGTGCTCCCCATTGCTAATGAGGACCGTATCATTGAGTTAATTTTGAAGTTTAACCATGGTAAGTTTGAAGAGGGCAGAAACAATTGGACCTTTAAGGTGGCCTGTACCATGTGTGAGTATGGGGTGGATAAGTATGCTGCTAAAAACTACCTGCTCCAATATGCACAGGAGGACTTTACAGCTAATGAAATCAATTACACCGTAGAGAATGCATACAAGAGTAGCAATTTTAACACTAAATACTTTGAAGAAAACTTAACAGCACTTGGTGAACTAGTTAATCCTGAAACGTACAGGAAAATTTCAAATAGTGAGTACGAACAAGGACAGCAAGGAATACAGCAAATACTACATGCAGCATACGGAGGTAGAGTAAATCAATATGCGTACGGTGGAGATCCAGAAGATGAACCAGGATATCGTAGTGGTAATAGTTCATGGGCAGGCGCTCCAGGAGCTGGATTACGTGATGCTCAATATCCACCAGCTATGTTAAATCCGCCTGCAGTAAATATTCCTGGATCTGTAATAGGTACTCCAACTGCTCCACCTCCTACTCCTCTGCCTAGTGATGGTCCATATAATAATAGGATGACTCCAAAGGCATTTACAACTTATATTGAACCTAGAGGTTTATATGATGATGCACCAATAGATATTGCTCCCCCAGATCCTTGGCAAAATCCTCCTTACGCTTATCCAACAATAACTACACCTAGAACACTTTTTTGTATATAAAGTTGATAGTCAGCTTCTGTTTTTTTTATTTTATTTATAATAATATTTTCATTAGCGCTACTTGTATTTGTATATAATAAAGTAGAAGCTCCTGATCCACTGTTATAAATGTTTAATGGAGCGCCATCAAATGTAGTAGAAAGTACTGAATCTAATTCAGATCCTTCTAAAGGATTAGATGGAGGACATTCACAATTTATGGTAGTATCTATACAATTACAATCACACATATTATATATATTTTACTGAAAATATTCCAGCAACATTAGTTAAATCTATTAATTTTGATTCTGTACTAGTTATTTTATAAGTAACTACATCACTATAATTTAATGTTAATTCTCCACTATAATGAGTTACAGGAGTATATGTTGCTGAAGTATCATCAATCACTATTAATGTAGGTTGTGCTACACCATTAACATACCAAGTTCCAGTTAAATCTGTTATACCATTTGTTTTAACGGTATATGAAATAATCATATTTATTTTACCTGTAGCTAAAGTTATACCTCCACCAAAAGGAATAGGTGCTATAGCTAATCTTACTAAAGGAGACTCTGTATGAGCAACAGGAATACTATGATAAATACGTAAAGAATCTAATAAAATAGAGTTTGTAGGAGTAGGTGTAATAGTAGATGTAATTCCAGTTACTGTACCATATCCTGAACCTCCTGCTGTAATAGTTACACTTACTACTTGACCTATAGTATTTATAGTACATGTAGCAGTAGCTAATGTCCCTGAACCCCCTATAGTAATTGTAGGAGCTACTCTATAATTATCTCCAGGATAAGTTATAGTATATCCAGTAACAACACCTGCTACTGAATTAAACGTAATAACTGCAGGATTATATGCTTCTGTAGAATTAGAACCATTACCCCCTAACCAACTAAAAACAAACGGTCTAGGTCTATCTGGGGCTGGGGGAGGACAGTTACATCCCATATCTATTTGAAAACAATCTGTACAAGGCATATTGTTAACAGTTTTTACATGTAGAGTTTCTACATAGTTTAGTTAATACTGCTTGAATTGATTCAAAATTAGATACTTGATAGCATCTAGCAGCATTCTTTAAAGACTCTAAGAAAGTCTTAGCTTTAGTATAATTATTGATTTTATCAATATCTTCTTGCTTACAACAGTCACAATCAGTGATTTCAATGTCAGCTAAGAGTTCTTGAACACAACATTCTGTGTTACAATAGAATAAGTAGTTTCTTACCTTTTGATATATAGTTCCTCCTGCTGTTCTATAATGTAATAGAAACTGCCAGTGACCATCTTCTACAGTAGTAATATTTCCTAAATCAGCATTTAGTATAGTATAAGCTAAAGAAGGGTTTGAGGATGGTAGTCCTGATACAGGAGATAATAAATCTATAGTTGAAACTGTTCCTGATGGAGAAGTAACTTGTAGTAATGCTACAGTTATATTGCTTATAATTTCATTGGGAGCTCCCCAACCAGTTAAGTTACTAGCAGAGTATGCACCTGTGGTTTCTGTTAAAGTTAGAGTGTCACAAGCATTATCTAAACAAACATCAAAATTTATTACTGTTGCCAATGGAGTTAATTATTAATAAATTAATATAAAATAAAACCCCTGGATAAATTTAAGGAAGGAAACAAACCAGGGGTTTTAAAGATAAGGGTAATATTTTTCGGTAGTCCTTCTCTACCTACTTACTAACTAATATAGTTGTAAGCTAATGCAGTTGGGGCTAAAGGAGTAGTAGCTAACCAAGCATTTAAGATATCAAGTAAATCAATACCTTCCGCACTTGTATCAGCACTGTCACCAGCATCATCAAATGGATCAGCAGCAGCAGCATCAATAGCTGGAGTTGCGATAATCACTGACTTACGAGCTTCAGATTTAACATCAGCACCACTTGTGAAAGAACTATCATTAAATTCTAAAACAATTAAGTTGTAGAAATAACGTACTTTTAAATTTGCACCAGAGTATGTTGCACTTGCAACAGTTGTACCTACAAAAGTAGTAGCTGAACTAACATACTTAATTTCATATAATACACCATCAACATTAATTAGATCTCCACCATTTAAACCTGCTGTTGAGGTTGCTACAGTAAATACATCTTCATTAATAGTTACACTTACGTTACCTGTAGGATTAGTTGCTGCAGCTGCTACGTTACCAGAAGTAATAGGAGTTGCATTTGCAGTTAATGTTACAGTTTGTGCTGGCCATAATCTACGGTTAGAGATACCTTCATACTGAGCTAAATAATTTTCCATATTGCTCACGAAGTTATAAGTACCTTCACCAAAAGAGTTTGATTGAATTTCAGTACACTCAGTTGTCGAACCAAATCCTGATGCATCATCTACATGTACTGAGAAGTACACACGATTTTCTTTGTAAGTTGAATTAGTAAACTGATTGATAGTTAAAGCCCAAATTTCAACACCATAATTAGTTGCTGCAGTTAAACCATAAGCACCTGTACCATCACCAATTACAACTGCTTGTAACTCTTCAATACCTGACACTTGATTGCCAAAAGCTGAGTTATTGATTGCTCCTGCAATTTGAGTTGCAATAGACAATTGAGTTGCTGAAGCTGCTGATGTAAATGTTACATCTAATACTTCTGGACGCTCTGAATAGAAAGTCTTATCGTTTTTAAAGCGAATAGTAAAATGATAATCTGTAAGATTTGCTACAGTGATATCACCAGTTGCTGCAGTATATGCAAAACTAGCACGAGGACCATCAATTGTTGCAGCTGTTCTTAAACCACGATGATAACCAATAGACCAAACATTACGTCTAGAAGGACGATAGTGAATAGCTTTAGCTTTTACTACATTTTGACCATTAACTACCATAGAATGTTTCAATGAACTATCTGCTAGTTTTTGCCAAAATGTGATTGCATCACCACCTGCTGTAGAGATTGTATCCCCACCTGCTGGATTTAATGCTTGATTATCTGAACCAAAAATACCCAAACGTGTGATATTTGCTGGAGATACTGCTGCGTTATTTGCTGGGAAAGCTGAACCATCTCCAACAAATAAGTTTGTTACTCTGTGAATTGACATTTTAATTTTTTGTTTTTATTTAAACTTATTTGTTATTTTATTTTGTTATTTATTTATTAAGCTAATGTAACATTTACTTTAGAAACAACATACCATTTACCTTGATAAGCTTCGATAACAATGTTATCACCTTTAGCTCCACCAAATGTTCCTATATCTGATCCTGCACCACCATCATTGAATCCTGCACCTGCAGCATTTGATAATGTATGAGCATTTGCTGTAGTAGCTACAAAAGTTAATCTTAGACCGTCATGAGTAGTAGCTGTTGGATTAGCTAAAGTCATTGCTGCTACACCTGCTTTAGTTATAGCAAAAGTTTTATTACCAGATGGAATTGTAATTGCACCATCTCCAGTTACAGCACTAATTGTATTTTTAAATACAGGAGCTGATGTAAAGGTAGCAATACCTGCAAAAGTACTAGTACTAGTTACTGATAAGATAGTAGTTGTAAAAGAAGTAGCAAAAGCATTGATAGCTGCTATAATTTCTACTATTTTCTCATATTGTCTTTTAGGAAAAGCCTTAATATCAGGAGTACCTAAAGACGGATTTGTTGGGTTATTAATTGCCATTTATTTTAATATTTTTTTATTTAATTATTATTCGTTAGTATTTAATAAATTGTTAAAACCAGGTGTTCTTTTAGACTCTATATATTCGAGAGCAATTGCTACTGCCATATCTACTATTTCTGTATGAGTATGTGCTGAAAGTTCACAATTAATACTACCTGATAAGCTAACTCTAATAGGTTCTTTAATATATCTTAAAGTGTAATTATTAATAGTAGATGTTGAATCAGCTATTAGCTCCACTCTACTATTTTCCATCAATCTTAATACTTTATTAGTATTAGGCTTTTTAAATGGATCTTTAATTACTTTTGAAAATTCATTATGTTCTATTGGTCTAACTTCTACTAGTTCTGTAACATCTTCATCATCACATCCAGTGTAAGTTATAGTAGCTCTTTCTTGAATTATAAACCAGTAATCAGTAGGTAAGTTAAAGAATCTAGCATTAGTATCTATATTATCAGTAGCATATGCTAATGGTGCTAAAGTTACCTGTCTAGTTATAGCTTTTAAATCATCTGCTCTTTTTTGAGTTTCTTCAAAAGACTCCTTTTTAGTATTAGTAGTACCATATCTTTGCTTTACAAATCTATCTTGTGCCTGATTAAGAAGTAAATCTATTTCAGAAGGTAAGATGTTTGGTAATAACAAAGCATCAAGTTTATCATACCTAACTTTGAATTCAGTATGCATTTGAGATATGATCATCTTCTAGTTACTTTGTTGCTTTTTTAACTCGATCTTTAATAGAGATTTTAACTTGTTGATATTTTAAATCACTTAAGTATTCTATTACAGCATCTGTAGAACTTCCTATTGGATCTTCTCCATTATAGATAGTATGTCCTCTTTTAACTAAAACTTTCTTTTCTAAAGCTTCTAATAATAAAGCTCTTGTTTTCATGTTAGGGTCATTCAATGTATCTAAGAATATTTTAGGATTCTTTTCAACCTCTTTAAATAATTCTGCCTTAACCATTGTTTCAGACATATTATCTATTCCTGACTTACCAAACACTCTTAATGCAGAACGTTTTTCTTCAATTGTTGCTTCTTGGAATTTCTCAATAGCTGATAACTTGTATTCAATTACTGTTGATTCTAATTTAGCTTTTTCTTCAGGATCATCTATGTAAAATAGTGCACCTGGTTGTTTTGTTAATTCAAATTCTGAATTAGCAATTCTACTATGAGCTTTAATAACTCTTTCTTTAATTTCATCCTGTGGACCCATTAAAGTAAAGTATGTAGCTTTATCATTGTTTAAAATGATTTCTAATTCTCCCCAATAAGGAGACTTTTTATTTAGTGTACCTTTAGGAAGATTTAACTCTGTTTCAAAAGCAGCTTCTTCAGATGCACTTAAACCGTTTTTATATAATCCTGTATTACCATCTAATTGTGTTGTAAAAACTGTTTTTGTTTTTGTATAAGATGATACCCCACTAAATTTAATTTTAGTAATTGGTTTAATTACTAAGGTTTTAATACCTTCATCAGTTATTGTTTTTTCCATTTCCTTGTTTTTTTTATTACCCTGTTTTAAAAATAAGAGGTGTTTGAAGCACACCTCTCAAAGCTTTTAAATTACTATGATAAACCAGACACATCCAAAATTAATTGAGCTGCATCAGTTGGATCTTTTAACATGATACCACATTCAGTCATTGCCTCAAAAGTATATCCATCTACAGAACTTGCAGAAGAACCATTCTTTTTAGGACCATAAGGACCGTACATTCCTTCAATATAAGTAGTTACCATCTCACGATCCTGAGCATATACCTTTTGAATATTAGGCTCACCCTTAGAGTAAGACTTAAAGTTCAAGAAAGTTGCTTTATAAGATTCAGCAGGACGACCTGTTTGAGGGTGTAATAGACGGTTACGAACAGTGTCATTATAAGGTTTATATTCTTTTAATGTAAACTTGTCTCCGTTTAAACCAACATATTGTAAGAACTGACCTTCTAAAGTTAAGTTTTGACCTGAACCTGAAACAAACTTACTATCAACTAACGTGAAGTTAGAAGCAGAGCGTTTCATAGCTTGATCAAATAAATCCATAAAGTTACGTCCACAAAGAGCAACATACTCACGAGGTCCATCTTCAGTACCGTTGAATGCTAAATCATTCATAAAGTTACGAATGGTTTGTTCAGACAAAGTAGTATAGTAACGTTTGTTACCTGGAGCAATTTGAGCTTCTAATCCAGCACCTGTGTAAATTGTATTTCCACTAGCACCTTTTAAATCAGTTGTACCATTAGACTTAACGTTTGATTTACCAAACATTAACATGATCTCAATCTCATCCATAAACTGTTTCCAGAATTCCCACTCAGCATATTTTACCCAAGTTGAAGTTGTTTCATTAGTTTCAGGATTGTGCATCTTAACTACCATTACACGGCTGTGTGCAGCACCTGTAACTGAATACTTCTTACGTAAAGTAGACATGTAGTTTTCTAATTGTAATGGAGTAGCATAGTGAGTTTCACCAGAAGTACGTGAGTGATCATGTTCAACTGTATTGAAATCTTTAGATACTTCTTTACCAACAACTAATAAAGTAGCAGGTACATAAGAAGTTGGATCGCTAGATACTACCTGACATGTTAAAATGAAGTCAGAACCATCAAAATATGGCTCACCCATAACACGGAAAGAATATTGTGCGTCATCTGGTACTAAAGTATCACCTTCAGCAAACCATTTTTCACCTACACCAATTTTAAAAGTTGTAGAGTATTGACCAGGATTTGATGTAGCATCAAATACTGCACGTGTAATAGCGATAGCTTTACGGCTGTCACCAATTACATGCCAACGATATTGAATACCATCTAAGGCTTTGGCTTTTCCCATACCACCTGTTAGGTATGATAACGCATTCTTATAACCATTTTGACGGTTGTAAATACGGGTAATTACTTGAGAGGCGATAGCAGGTTCTGTTAAGAAGAAAGTTGACAAGTGTGTATCTTGAGTCAACCCTGCATGCCAGTTCATATTTGTTATTTGTAATGGACTTATTTGCATGGCAAATGTTTTGTTTTTATATTGTTAATTTAAATTAAATTCTGATCAATTGCTGTTTTGAATGCGCTGAATGGATTCTTACCATCTGTCTTCTTATCTTTGAAACCATCGCTAGTTCCTTTAGATACCTTACTACGTGAATCAGTAGTATTCTTCAACTTAGCTGCAAGTTCACTAGTTACCTTAGTTTTAACTTGCTTTTCTAACTTAGACATATCCCAGTTGTTCATTGCTAAATAAGCATATAAGAACTGAGAATCTGTATTAGTTTCATTGTGTGCTTGAAGTTTAGTCTTTCCTGATTTCTTATCAGGTTTGGTAATATAATCCCAAAGATCATCTTTAAGCTTTTTATTTAATTTGAATCCGTTTAATTCTTCCTTTTTATAAAGGTTATCTTTAAATTCATCCCATTCTTTATTAGCTTTAGCTTCTTGAGCTTTACGATATTCTTTTTGAGCTTCAATTAAAGACTGTTTACTTTCTTCTTCACTAGCAATTAACTTCTTATGAAGTTTCTCTGCTAAAGGACCTAGTTTACCTAAATCTTTTTTATCTTGAATTTCAGCATCAATATCTTCTTGATCCCAACCTGCTAAAGCATAAGCCTCACGGATTACTAACTCCTGATTAGGTTCTTTAGAAGGATCTACATCTTTCCAAGAACGTTGTTCATAATATAACTTATGGAACATACGTGGATCACCACCATTATCAACAAACTCAATGAACTTCTGTACATCTTCTGGATGAGAGCTTTTATAGCTTTCTATTCCAGTATTAATTGTGTTTTGAATAACACTTTTAAAATCATCTTCTGATTCTACCTTTTTACCTTCCTCTAGTGGAACTACTAAACCTTCTTCTGATAAATAAGAATAGAAGATATGTAGGTTGTTTTCCTCTACTGCTTCCTCTGTCTCTTCTTCTACCTCTTCAGTTTCCTCTGTCTCTTCAACTACAGATTCAGGTTTAGATACTTTAGGATCTTTTGTATCAACCTTTGATTTTTCTTTATCTTCAACCTTAGGTGCTGGTTTATCCTTTGTTTCTTCAACTTCATTTGTAACCTCTTCCTTCTTTTTAGGAGTTTCTATCTTTGGTGTATGTTCATCTTCAAACACCATTTCAAGGTTATCTCCAAAAGGAGATGATTTTGGATCCATCTTTAAAGCATCAAATGCTCCAAAAGGATTCTCTACTTCTTTTACTTCCTTCTTCTTTTCACTCATTTTACCCTTATTTAGTTATGTTTCCTTACTGTAATATAACACAATTTGTTATATTTTGCAAGTGTTTTTGTTTATATATATATGATAATAAGCTCTAGCTAATATAGCATTTATTTTTTTGTTAAAATTTTCAGAATGACTATTAGAGGTTAATTTAAGATAAATTATTGCTTTCTCTAAAGATTTTATGTTATCTTTAAATAATCCTAATGCTAAATTACAAGAGCTACAAAGTAGCCCTCTGACATGGTTAGTCTCATGGCAATGGTCTACTACTAGCTTTTTAGCTAGCTCAGACTGATGGGTGTTACATATTTTACACTTTCCTTCTTGATGCGCAAATAAAAAATTATACTCCTTTTGACTAATATTGTACTTATTATAATAGTTGGGTTTCTCTCTATGAGAAAGGTCTATCTTATATGACATTGTCTTTAAGTGGTATCTTTTACACTTATCACAAATATTATCTCTATCTAATTCATATTGAGATTTCCAATTCTTAGGACTAAAGTTCTCTGAATCTTGAGTCTTATGACAACATATACACTTCTTACCCTCCATTATTTTTTAGGCTTTGGTTTATGTTTGACCTTATATTTCTCTAAGGCCATCTTCTTATCCATCATTTCTTTATCAAGTTTAGCCTTCTTATTAGCCAGTTCTATTTGATTCTTATTTTGCACTTTTACCATCTCAAGCTTCTTATTCTCAATCTTTTCTTTAGAAGCTATCTCTTTGTCTTTAAGACTTAGTTCTTTCTTCTTAGTAGAATGATCATGGTGTAACTTGATTTGCTCAGAGAATGTCTGAGAAGCTAACTTACGCTCTTCTAAAGCAAGCTTACCTAACTCAAGTGGATCAGGGATACCATCTCCATCTTGATCTAAAGATTCTTGACCAATATAAGTATTTATTTCAGCTACCTGTAGTTTAGTTTCATTATTGCTATCTATCTCATACTGCTTAAGATCTCTATCTGCTTGTTTATCAGCCATTTGTTCCTGGTGAATTCTTTCAGCAGAATCAATCTGTTGTTGCTCCATAGACAATTGTTGATTTTGAGCATCCTGTGCAGCCTTACTAGCATCCTCATCAGCTTTTCTAAGAACTCTTAGTATATCTCTAGGTGAGTCATTTATTAATGAATCAGCTATTGCTGATAGTGTAACCTTATCACGCTGTAGTGCAACACTTAATAACTGTTTAAGATCATCTTTAAACTTATTATCTTTGTTAGCATAAGATACAAACACACTGAATTCTGAATCTTCAAATTCAAACTCTTCAAGATTCAACATCTCAATACTCATATCATCTAATACATACTGAGTAGTCAATCCATTTTTGTATGCTATTTTAGCTACCTCAATAATAGCTGTATATGCTCTACGCTTAACTTCCTGATGAGATTCAAATAAGTATTCTGTTACTATAGAAGACTGTGCTACTGATTTCTCTACATTACCTACAAGCTCATTAGTTTGGATAGACCCTAAACGCTGAGGTGTTACTCCAGATACAAAGTACACTTGCTGTTTAATATAATCAAGCATATTTATATACTGTTGAATAGATTGAGCTAATGATAAATCAATAGCTGTAAACTGATTAAACTTTGAAAGTTGACCAGTAGCAGCACCTTTTTTACCTTCTTCAAAACTATTAACAAAAGAGATACCCATCTCATTCATGTAGTGGATCCAACGATCAATATCAATGCCATTAGACTCTGGTAATTGAGCTAAGTCCATTAACATAATCTTACCTTTATCTTTAGCAAAAGCTAATTCTAAACGGTAAGATATAATGTCATATAAATACTGATATGGTTTTAAACGATCTAATAAAGATACTGATTGTGAGTTTGTAGCTTCATAGATAAATCCTGTATAACCTAATTGACAATGATATGGATTATCCATTCTACGTCTTTGGTTAGGTTTAGGTTGAACACCTACATAAATATCTGTACCAATTTTAACACCTTCCCATGCTTCATTAATCCAAAACCATTCTACTTTAGCGTCAGGATATTGTTGTTTAAATAAAGGTAATTTAAAAGTTTCATCAATATCTTCTACAACAGTTTCTCCTATCTCATCTGTATAAGTAAGAGTACCTATTTTTTTCTGAGATATCCATTCTACACGTGAAACACGAATTGAATAATTATTTGAATTATTACCATTGTAAGCATTAGTTGGAGTTACTCCATCAAATACTGAATGACCATCCTTAATTGTGAAATGTGGTTCAAACCCACCTGCAGTATTAAAACTACCAAATGTACCACGAGTGTACTGTTCTATTTTTTCCAGGTCAGAAGAAGTTAACTCATCACCATATTCATCTAATATAGATGATGTAGTAAGCATACGTTCTTCTACTACTGCTACAGCATCATCTACAAATGTATGATCATCATCTAAAATGATAGTCATGTTAACTGGATTAACACGTCTCATCACAGGAGAACCATTAAGTATACCCACCCAATATATCTCTTCTCCAGAGATCAATGCGTCTTTCCAACCTTCTCTAAATTGAAGGTGTGTATTTAAACGCTTCTTAAGTACTTTAAGCATTTTAGCAGCTTTAGCTTCTATCTTGTCAGAAGGAGTTGTCTTCTCTGCCTTTAAAACCTCTTCTGGTTTAGGTGGTGGGTTATTAGGATCTATAGTAGAAGGATCTATTTGAGACATTAAATCTTGCTCAAGAATAGATACCATCTTTTTATGTAAATTTTCTGTCTTACGATTTAAGTCACTTGGTGCTTCAGATACTACAATATGATTGTCTGGACGCTTAGCTTCTTCTGAAATAAGAAAACGTAAACACTCAGATATAATATCATAATGTTGAAATCTTGTAGACCATGAGTTGTTCTGAATACCTAACGGGTTACAAATAGCTGCAACATCGTTATAAGACACTTTACCATTATATAGGTCATAATTGACTAGCTTACGAAATCTATCAGTTCTAATAGTTGTACCATTAGTATAACGATAGTTAGAATAGTAATTAATGCAAGATTTACCCCACTCTTTATCCTTTTGGGATTTAGGTAGTTTTTGTTGTGGTAATGAGCTAAAACCCATTGAATCATAATTTATATCTTCACTCATTTTCTAAAAGCTTGGGAAATATTTTTATTATTATATAGTTGTGTCTTCTTGTACAAGTTATCTAGATACTCAGATGTTCTTGTTTTAACATTTAATGATTCATTAACATGTTGTCTATGCATTTCTTTTGTTTGTAATATACATAACATGAATGCAATAGCTCTATCAAAGTTACCTTCTTTATCATAAGATACAAGTTCTTTTAATAGAGCAATAGATTTGATGGTATGCATATTAAGTATCTTAACACCATCTTCTCCTGTTCTTTCATCATATAACCACTGCTTGAGATAAATCTCACATTGGTCTTTGATTTGCTGACTCATGTGTATACCATAAGTACGGTTAACACGTGAATCTTTTATAAAATCTTTTAAGATTTGTGGAGTCTCATATAAATAATGGAGACTATTCTTCTGTTCAAAATATCCCTTGAGACCCTTTAAGTTATTCTCATATAAACATCTTGCATTATAAAACACACACAGCTTTCTGCAATTCTCATAAAAGTCATCTGCTCTTTCTGGTCTACCAGTATATTCAGCAACTATTATATCATGTGTTTTATCTGCTTGATAAAATCTCTTGTATATAAAGAAAGATCCTAATGATGTACTAGTATCTGCTTTATCCTGATCATATGGATCACATCCTGCAACATATAGACCATAAGGAATTTGCTCATTTACTTTTTCAGGTAATTCCCAAGTTACTATACATCCATCTTTTTTATTCTCTGCTTTAACAGGGAAGTCTACAATTTGTTCTAGAGTACCATCTGGTCTCCAAACCATTTCATTGTTTTCACCATATACTAAAACTCCTGTTTGTGCTTCACCACGTAAAGAAGGTAATGTTTCTACTTTACCTAACCATTCTAACATTTCTGGTCCAGCAAATAGTGTACCTTTATTTCTCATAAAGGCTTCTTTATATGTTAGAGGAAACTGTGTAATTACTGAGTGTAAAGCTTTTGAATCATTACCACCTTTAGCACATTCACGCAACCACATGATATCATCATATGCTGCTTCTTCATTAGAGTTTCCATCTTCATCAACCATTGGTTGTTTATACCACTTAGAATGTGGATTCTCACATACTCCCCATCTACCTCTTGTAGAGATAGAGAAGTATCCAATTGTGATTTGAGGATTCTCTGGATCTAGAAATTCTAAACAGTTATACTTTCTAGGATTTGTAAACATCTCAAAGAAGTATTGACATCCTGCTTCCATATCACCAGATGATCCAAATATAATCGCACTTCCTGTCCAACTAGAACCATCTTTAATAAGTGGTTCAGAGAAACCATAAGTCTCAATAATGTTAGGGAAGATACCTGCCTCATCTAAGATAAACCAAGATGCTGACTTACCAGTTGCTGCAGTAGATTTATCTTTAAAGGTTACACTTTCTAAACTTGATTTATAACCTCTCCAAACATCTACTCCTCCAACCTTTACTTTATATCTTGCCATAACATAATCCTTTAAATCAGGATTACGTTGTTTTCTAAACTCTGTAGAGTTATTAATGTGATTACTATAATCTAAAGCAAATCCCATAGTCTGTTCAGAATAAGCCCCTAAGAAAGCACCTATAATACAACGACTATCTGGATAAAAGTAAAACTCATGCATACATAATGCTGCAGCTCTGTATGACCAACCTTGACGACGACCTTTTACACCTTCAATGTTTTTACCATTCATACGTGCGTAGTCTACCATCCAGAAGTAATCATAATCCAAATCTACGAACTTAGGAAAATCTTTTACTTTACTTATTCTACCTCTGTTATCTTTATTTTGTCTTAAGATAGGACAAAAGTTTAGATAGAAGAAATGTATACCTGTAATACTAATCCCCGCAGAATTAGTCATACCATTAATACACTTATCTTTTATATCCTTCCAAAACTCTACATACTGTAAAGTACCTTCAGGTAAATTAGTGTAGCACTGATTTAAACGAAAGTAATCTGCAAGATAAGTAAACTCACTAGTCTTAGTGAACTTTTCTACTTTAGGTATATATGGATTTTCTAATTTAAGCATTATTCTTAGGATCCTCAAACATTCCTACTGTAGCATTACCACGTACTTTGGTATTACCTACTGTTTCTTTTTTACATATTTCCATTGCAGTGTTTACTGAATTCATCAGCATTGGTAATCTTTCAATAAACTTAGCAACTTTATCTATATCATCTGTATCATAATCTACCTTACGTAGATATGTATCCATCTTATTTATTGCAATTATAGTAGCTTCTAACATACGCATAGAAGGAGTTTTATTTAACTCTTCGTATGATATAATAGCAGCTTGTATTTCTTTATCTACTTTAAATGATGAATCATTAAGAGCATATTGTTTAATAAGCCCCTCTCTCTGGTCAGGAGGGTGTATGTAAAAGGGGCTATTGAAGTCTGAGAAATAGTAGACATATGATATGTCTTTATAGGCTTGATCTTTTGTTTTAGATTTATCACGTGACCAGAGAGTCTTAAAGAATGATAAGCCTATCGCTTCAGGAGATATTTTTATAATATTGTCTTGTAGTTCAATTATCCTCATAATTTATTTTTGTGGATTCTTGTGGTAACGCACCACATCCCTATGCTTTTCAAGCATATGCTTCTACTTAGTTAGCTTAGAACCCGTGTTTCTTGTTTAAATCACCTAAAAAAGATGTTCCTTCATTTACTCCAAATACTTGGATTGTTGGTTCAAGAGCTTTAATACGTTCATCCATCTTTTCCATATAAGCAGCATAACCACCTATACCTTCTCTAATCTCCTCTAACATATCCAGAATGTTTTGTTGTCTAGCCCATAATTCTAATACAGCTTTTCCAACATGAAGTTTACCACCTTCTGAATTACGTTCTAAAAACTCTGATGCTTTATTATTTGCCATCTTTAAATTTAAAAAATTCTTTATTTAAAAATCCTGTTAAGTATGTATATGCTTCTTCATTCTGACTATTAAACTTTAATCCTCTTTCAGTAAGTACATTAACTACTGCATGTAGAACTTCGTGTGTAATAGCATCTATCTCTTTATACTTATCACTATTCTTTTTAATAATAATATAAGTATTAGATTTCTTAGCTGGAGTATCATCTTCTACATGAAAACAATAACCACTATATCCACCACTTTTTAATATACTTACATCTTTATCTGATAATTCTTCTGTCTTAGCAAATTCAGATATAGCATCATAACTGTTACTATATACAAAGATTACTCTAGCAGAGTAAACAGGCAACTCAAATTCTTTTGTCTTTATTATACTTTTTGCCATAACTTGCTTTTGCTGCGTAACCTAATATTTGATAATCTCCAATCTTTCTTTTAACTTCTTCTATTGTATAAGGCACTTTCCATTGTTCATTTTCATAACATAGAACAGAGTATTTCTTTACTACTTTACCTTGGTCTCCTATATAACTCTGATAAGTTAGTTTACCACTGTCAAAAGATTTAATAATCTCAACATCTTTTTTAACTACAGTTTTCTTTTTTAAAGTCTTAGTAATATCTACATAGACTATAAACTCAACTACCATTTATTCTTAGGACATTTAGATTGAGGACTACGTGTTTTAGCCACTAAAGGACAACCACATTCCTGACATATTTTGTTAACATTGTGTGGACACTCTGCACATATAGTAGCTCTCTTCAAAGCCATCTCTTCAACAGCTTTATCTGTAAAGATTACATTCTTCCAACCTGCAACAATTTCCTCTAATTTACTTTTTACTCCCATTGCTATCTTCTTCTTTAAAGTTGATAATAATATGATTTTTATTTCTATCAATAGAATAGCTATCAAAGTCTTTATGAACTTCTTCACAATATTTTCTCAAAGAACGACTTGTTACTACCTCTATCTTATAGTGAAGTTGAACCTTCTCTATAAAATCACTATATCTTTCCAATAGATTCATTTTCCTTCTTTTTATTTTTTACTTCCAGTTTCTTTCTAAAACTAGTAGGATAAAACTTACCTAAGTATATACAACTTATTGTTTTACATTCCTTATTAGTTATTACTCTTTCAATTAATCTAAATTGAGAAGCTACTATTTTACTTATCTCAAACTTAGAGATTCCATATTTAGAATACAGCTCTTCAATTATTTCTTCATGAAGGTCTTTATTCATATGGTTGAAATTCTACAGTTATCTTATTATCAATAGTAAATTCTTTAACTCTAGGATTTAGAGTAAGTACTTTACTATCTTTAGGGAAAGATATAATACTCTTATCTGCTAACTTCTTAATATAATTATTAAAATTATACGTACTCATCTTAAGAGTGTTTTTTAATACAGATCTATTATCACTTGTAAGTTCTAATAGATTCATATCCAACATTGCTGCCACTATCTCTAATTCAGAGTTAGTAAGATTCTTAAGAAAACAATTAAGCAAAGTCAACTTAGCTTTGTTATTGTTTACTATCCTCACTGGTACTTTTAATTCCATCTTCCTTTAATTTAAAAATCTCTTCTTTTTGTACAGGAGTTAATTTACCCAAATCCACTCCAAATATAATTTTATCACCAAGATCTATTTCAGTAAACTCAACACCAAGACTCTGTAGTTTTGTTTTGAATTCCTCATATCTCTTCACCTTATCTTCCATATAGTAAATATAATCATTTTTGTTATATTATCCAAATGTATATTATAACTAAGTTTGTTATAGACTGAACATAGTATTCCCCTTTAGTTTTGACATTTAATGATCCTGTTTCAATAGTTCAGTGTTTAGCCCCAATCTTACGATTGTCTGGAACCTTTGTCCTGTTATCTCAGGAGCCTACTTCATAGCTTATGGTCCAGCTAACTATATCCTCATTTAATCATCTTTCAGGAGTATCGGAGAAACCTCTTTTCACCTCTAAGGGCTACTCATACTATCCAACTTCTAAGCCACTACCTAATTACTTCATGGCTGGTGTATAGTCAATACTATACCTCCTTATTGTAATATACGATTAATTTATGACTTATGCAAATTTATTTTCATAAAGTATATCTATCTCCAGGAGTATCCTCATTAAAGTCATCTCCTCCATATAAAATCTTCATAACCTTTTCTCTAGCTTCTTGAGCTATTAAGGTTTGATTTAACTGTTCAAAGTATTCACCTGTTCCTAGGTCATCATTATATTTCTTACATTTAACTCCTGTCTTAAGATATAAGACTTTCTTACCGTCTATCTCTAGAACACCTTTAATCTGACTGTCTTTAAAATTCTTACTTATTGTGTTACTCATTAGCTATTAGTCTTTAATAATTCTTCTAATTGAATATCTCTCTTATCTGGATCTGAATCTAGTTTATCATATTCCTCCATAAGTAATACTTTAATATTTATACCATCAGATATTCTTACAAATCCTGATGTAGGTTTATGAAACTCTTTAATAATCTCTTTTTTACTTTGACTCATACTTCCATTTAATATTCTGTGTGTTTAAATATATACCTCTTTTAGCATTCTTCATAAATAAATCATATTCTCTTTTAGATCCGTTAGTAGTACTTACAGATACTTTACAACTATTTTTATTAATACTTAAACTAAATACTTTATAGTCTTCAGATTTATTAATTTTAATTATACTACCTGAATTATCTTTATCTATAATATTATTGCGTGTCCAATAAGAATCTGTACCTGATATATAACTTGACATTTGATTTTGAAAATTATTATATCCTTGTTGACCTGTATATGCAACCCAAGTTGCACTATTAGTATTAGTTGTAGTATACAAACTGTCCATAACTTGTCTAATATCGTGTTCTGTTAGAGTACTACTATAACCTGTTCTATTAGAATTCTCTAACTGAGCTTCTAATCCTGATCCTTGAGTAAGACCTGACCCCATAATATAATCATTAGGATCTATTCTTCTTATTTCTGGATCTCCGTTAGAATTTATAAAAGTTTGAATCATAGAACTTCCGTATAAAAATTGATCAGTAAGAGCTTGATTAAGTATATTACTAAGACCGTTAAATGATCCTGCTTCTTCAGATATAATATTACTCATTGCATTTCCATTAACAAATGAGGTGTTTCTTTGTATACTCATGTTATTTGTATATCCTCTACTTGTTTCAATCCATTCATTATTTACTAATCTTTGATGAACCCTCATTCCCTCATTATTATCTATATTTGCTCCAAGTTCAGCAAATCTGTATTCATTAACTCCTAAACTCATATCACTTATTGCCATATTTAAGTGTTAGTTAATTACTC